ACACCGTTGATAGTGCAATTGAAGCCCCAGTAGCAGAAACTGTTGGACAAGCAGAAGTTAGCACGGAAATAGGTGAAGCCCCCGAAGTAAGCACCGATTATTTTGCTTGGGACGAATACGCTGACAAACCTGTCAAACTAAACGTCGCTGGTGAGGAAATTGATGTTCCACTAAAGGAGGCGCTTGCTGGATACCAGCGTCAAGCGGACTATACCCGCAAGACACAGGAATTGAGTGAGCAACGGAAACAGGTGCAGTTTGGTGCTGCTTTGCAAGAAGCCTTGCAAAACGACCCAAAAAACACTTTGGAATTGTTGAAACAACATTATGGTTTAGAAGAACAGCAATCGTCGGAAGACGAACTGTTATTGGACCCAGTTGAGAAACAGTACCGACAACTAGAATCTCGAATGAAAGCATTTGAACAAGAAAAAGCAATGCGGGATTTGGAGAAGACAGTTGAGTCTCTGTCACGGAAATATGGCGACGCATTTGACGCAGATGAAGTAATTGCTAAAGCTTTGGCTACAGGCAATTCAAATCTGGAAGCCGTCTATAAACAGACAGCGTTTGACCGTATCTTTGAACAAAGTTTGACCGCATCTCAGTTAAAAGCTAAGAAGGCGGAAGAAGAACAAGCTATTGTTCAAGCGAAACGGGAAGCGACTGTTGTGTCCAAGGGCGCTTCAGCTAAAAGCGCCGACGTGTCTTCCAAGCCCGTAACCACACTTCGCGATGCTTTTGAATTGGCGAAACGCCAAATTAACGGCTAACACTAACAACAGGAGATATTACTATGGTCGCTGCCAACAGCAACTTTGATAATCTATTAACAACAACGCTTGCGAACTATCGCTCGACGTTGACCGACAACGTATTCACCGCACGTCCTTTGACTTACAAGTTGATGGAGGGTGGCCGCATTCGCATGCTTAACGGTGGTACAAAAATCGTTGAGCCTCTAATCTACGGACAGAACAGCACAGTTGGTTCGTACAGCGGATACGAGACACTCTCGCTCACACCGCAAGAAGGCATCTCAGCAGCTGAGTTTGAGTGGAAGCAATATGCAGCTTCCATCGCAATCAGCGGCATCGAAGAAGCCAAGAACAACGGTGAGCAAGAAATCATCAACCTTCTTGAAGCCAAAATCATGCAGGCTGAGGAGTCAATGCGCGAGTCATTTAACCAAATGTTCTTCGCAGACGGCACCGGCAACAGCGGAAAAGACTGGAACGGCTTGGGCAACCTTGTTGAATCAGGCAACACCGTTGGTGGCATTAACTCGAGCACCTACTCGTGGTGGCAATCAAAGGAAGACAATGACGCAGTTGCTTTGTCACTTGCTGACATGTCATCGCTTTACAACAACGTTTCAGTAGGTAACGACCACCCAGACTTGCTTCTCACAACTCAAACTTTGTTTGAGAAGTACGAAGCCTTGTTGCAACCACAGTTGCGTTACACAGACACCAAGACAGCAGATGCTGGTTTCCAGAACCTTCTGTTCAAGGCTGCTCCTGTAATGTACGATGTGCATTGCACAGCTGGTGTGTTCTACATGCTCAACACTAAGTACCTCACACTTGTAGGTCACTCAGGCAAGTGGTTCTCACAGACAGCATTCGTGTCTCCAGAAGACGTAGATGCTCGTTACGCACTTATCATGTGCTACGGTAACTTGACAGTCCGTAACCGTGCTAAGCAGGGTAAACTGACAGCCAAGACAGCCTAATAACTTTAACAATTAAGGAGAAACTACAATGCCATTAATCGCAAATGACACAGACGGTGCAGTAACACGCAAGCGTCTTGAAACTTGGGCAGCCAAGGAAGAAAAAGTAACTGTTGTTGCAGCAACTGACGCAGCAACCACACAATCAGCAGCAACACTTGCTGGAGCAGCAGAGGTCGTCTACACAATGACCCCAACTACAGGTCGTGCCCTCACGACACCAACAGGTGCTGAATTGGGTGCAGCTTTTACAGACGAAGCAGTTGGAAGTTCTTTCCGATTCTCGGTTGTGAACCTTGCAGCATCAACACACGCAATTACCCTCACGGCTGGCGCTTCTGGCGTAACGCTTGTAGGTAGTGCAACAATCGCAGCTGCTAGTTCAGCTACGTTTGTTGGTGTTTTCACCGCAGCAAATACGGTTAGCATCTACCGCAAATAGATATAATGTTTGGGTGGGGGATAAAAGCCCCCACCCAACAACTATTAAAAGGAGAAAGCAATGCCATCAGCAAAACGTAAACCAGTTCGTAAGGCGATGCGAAGCGCAGATGCTTACGGTAGCCCAGCCAGAAAACAAGGCGTAGCAAAAGGAACATACAAATCAGGTGGTTTGTACAGTTCGGGTCGTGCTATGGCAATAGCTCCAGGCACCAAGAAGCGTGCAAAGTTTCGTGATTCAGATACGAAGTTGGGTAAAACAACTTCGGCAAAAGAGCGCAACATGCCTGCTAAGCGTCAGAATGTAACATCGTACAAGCCTCGCAAGGGTGCGGATGCTTACGGTTCGCCACGCAAAAAAAATAGTCCACGATAATTAATCATGCGTGGAATGGAAGAAGCTTTTGGGATGGGCGCTGGTGCGTCTGTCCGTAAAGGCAAAACAGTAAAGCAAGTTCGCCGTGCAAGAAAACAAATTAATGCGGTAAAAAAGGCAAAAACCAAAGTAAGCACGAAACCAGAAATGCGAACAAACAATACTTCTGCCCGAAAAGCGTACATAGGTCAAAAGGTTGCAGCACCTAAAACCAACCTTTCGTCTGGTGGCAGATTTATGCAAAGCGCCGATACCCGAGAATCAGTTCGGGACGCTTATCGCAAAATCAAGAATCGTCGCAGAAGTGGTTTGACCCAAAAAAGTTAATTAATTCGTAATTTGGGGTGTGCCCCCCACCTTCCAGGGCATACCCCAAGTAACGAAAAGGACAAGTAGTGATGAAGAACGCACAATTGTCCGGTGAATATTACGGCGTACCAATACAAGGTATCCGTCCTTCCGCAGAAGTTCCAGGCTCACGCCAAGCACCACCAAGCGGTCCATATCTTGGACGCGGTAATTTTTGTGCTGCAAACGATGATACATGTACGGGTCGAAAAGCCAAAGGCACCGATTACTGCATGGGGCATCTACGAAGCAGAGGTGAATCATAATGACAATGAGCCTTGCCGATGTTCGCACTATGGTGCGAAACATCTCCGACCTTGATTCGGTAGATTTGCCAAACACCATTATTGACAATGCTGTGAAAGAAGCATTTCAGCGCATTATCGCTCTTGAGCGCCGATGGCCAAAATACCAAGAAACGTACACATTCAACACAGTTGCAAGTCAGCGACCATACACAATATCTACAATTGGCGATATTCGAGAAGTCATATCTCTCGTAGACACATCTAGCGCAGGTAGTCGTTTAACGATGATTCCCTACGACAACGCAGAAGACATTTGGTTGGGTAATACTGACGTTCCTTCCCGCCCATACTTTTACGCAATATGGGATGCACAGCTACACCTATATCCAAAGCCTGATGCCATTTATGCGATAACACTTCGCGCTTATCGGAACCCTGTTTACACTTGGTTGACGAACACATCTGAGGCAATTGACCTTGATGAGTGGTTCCATGTTTTGCTTGCATATTTTGTGTTGGCTCGTGTTTATCAGCGCCAAGAAGACCCAGAGCTTTCAGCAATGTATCTCAGGTCGTTTGAAGAAGGCGTAGCTATGGCTCGCCGTGACTTGATGAAGACCCCTAGCGCAAGACCTTTGTTGATGTCGGCTGGTAGGCAGTATCCAACTATGCGTCGTTGGCTGCAAACCCTTGGCGCAACGCTAGGTACATAATGGCTCAGATTCTTCTTGAGCGCTATGACGACTTTACTGGCGGCCTGAATCTTCGAGCCGACCAGTTCTTGCTTGCCAAAAACGAGTCGCCAGACATGCTCAATGTTGAAATTGACCCTCGTGGTGGCGTGTTTAGTCGTGGTGCAATGCAGCGTTTAAATACAACTGCTGTTGCAGGTACTTGGGCACCTGACAAACTTCATGCCTTCTATGGTGCTACGTCAACAATTATGTTGGCGAATAGCACAAAGGTTTATCGTTCTACTGGTGGAAACTTTTCTACTCTTGCCTACTCATCGGGTAACGACATTGCTACAACGAACGCGCATGGCGCGTCGTTTGCCAATTGGGGTTCAACGCTATATATCAGCACAGGAGCAACAGCAACGGCTGGATACAAATGGAATACAACAGACACATACGCAACAGCCTTAACCGCATCTGGTCCTACATGGCAAGCTTATGTAAGTCCCGTGGGTGGATACATGCCAAAAGCGGAACACAACATTGTGCATGCCAACAAAATGTTCGTAGCCAATACAAGGGAAAATGGCGTAAATTATCCTGACCGAGTGCGTTGGTCGCACGAAGGTTTGCCCGAGGATTGGATGGAAGACGACTACATTGACGTCAAGGGCGGCGGTAGTGGAATAAATGGCTTGGCTGTCGTGCAGGGTCAACTAGTTATTTTCAAAACTAATGCAATCTATTTGTTGGTTGGTACGGAATCAGACAACTTTAATGTTGTGGAATTGACAAATACTCTTGGTTGTTCTAGCCGCAACAGTATTGCCGCAGCGGAACAAGGTGTGTTTTTTTACTCAACCCCAGAGGGTTTATTTTATTACAACGGTTCTGTGGTTGAAGATGTTTTTGATGCCTTGCGCCCAATTGTGGACGACAAAGAACTTAGTGCATTGAGCACGGAACCTTATAGCGTTTCCTATGTTGGTCGTCGTGTTTGGTTGGCTTTGCCGTACGATGATACATCGTCGGCAACAGCCCCAAC